CGTGGATTATGGCTGAAGGTGATACTGACGTTTCGATTTGTTCGCAAGCACTCCTCCTTCTAGGTGCAAATCAAATCACTAGCTTTTCGGATGGGACGGCCCCCTCTTCGGTTTGCTCGGTTTTATATCCACGGATTAAGTCTCAGACCCTTGGTATGTATCATTGGTCTTTTACTTTATCTAAAACTACATTAGCTAGGCTAACATCAACTCCAACAAACTATTATAGATACGCTTATCAGTTACCTAGTGATATGTTTTTAGGTGTCCCAAGAGTTGTCTATGCATCAACATCTTTATCTGCCCCTAACATTACAGAATATGAAATCCAGGGCAGTCAGTTATTAACGAATGAAACAACAATTGTTGTAGATTATCAAAGGCTAGTATCTGAGAGCGATATGCCCTCTTACTTTACTCAATTATTAATTTACCAAATGGCCTGGCATTTAGCAGAACCTATTACAGACCAAATCACAAAAGCTGATTATTGGAGATCGGTAGCCCTGGGAACAGCATCAGAAAACAACCGAGGTGGTTTTTTTAGGCAAGCTATCAATATAGATGGTGCTGGACAATCTAAAACAGTCATAGCTGATTATTTATTAACTGAGGTTAGGTCTTGAGTAGAGTTACCCAATATCAATCTAATTTTACTGTAGGAGAAATTGATCCTTTATTAGTTGGTAGGATTGATATCCAGCAATATGCTTCCGGTCTTAGCAAGGCTCAAAACGTAGTAGTCTTGCCCCAGGGTGGGTTTGAAAGAAGGCCTGGTTTAAGGTTTATGCTTGATATTACATCTCATCTAGGAGGATCTTTTACTACCTTAGACGGCATAAGGTTAGTGCCTTTTGAGTTCAGTACGACACAAGCTTTTATGTTGGTGTTTGTTAAAAATACTACTACTAATACCAGGGTTTTTTTCTTTGCTAACGGCATACAGATTACCAATATTAATGGAAGCGGTAATGATTATCTTACATGTGCATTAGGAGATATTGATCTAGACCGCATGTATTTTACTCAAAGTGCTGATACGCTTATATTAGTTCATGAGGATATGTCACCTAAATCAATAGTTAGAGGGGCAAATAATTCTACTTGGACATTTTCAACAATATCTTTGACTAGTCCTAAAGTAGCTTTTTCTCTATCAACTAGTAACCCTGCTGCGACAATTACACCTGATGCTATCGATGGAACAGTAGAGGTTACCGCAAGTACTTCTGTGTTTACGTCATCTCATGTTGATCAGTATATAAATGTTTTAAATGGTTTTGGCCGGGCCAGGATAATAGAGCAAGTATCCGGAACTGTTGTAAAGGTTATGACCGAGCTACCCTTTTTTAAAGCTGATGAGGCTATAGCTTCCGGTGCCTGGGAGTTAGAAACTGGGTATGAAGATGCTTGGTCAGGCTCTAGAGGTTATCCAAGGACCTGCTCTTTTCATGAAGGGCGATTATATTTTGGAGGTAGTAAAGCATTACCTAATACTTTGTTTGGTTCTAAGGTTGCTAACTTTTTCAATTTTAAATCAGCAGAAGCTTTAGATGATGATGCCATCCTGGTAAATATGAATACAGATAGTGTTAATGCTATTACTGCTATGAGATCAGGTCGAGACTTGCAGATATTCACAAAGGATGCTGAGTTCTTCGTACCGCAAGCTGACCTAGATCCTATTACACCATCTAACATTGTTATTAAGAATGCCACTAGAAGAGGTTCTAAGGAGGGTGTGAAGCCGGTAATGGCCGAAGGTGGTACATTGTTCATACAACGTGAAGGCAAGGCTCTAAGAGAGTTTTTATTTAGTGATGTTGATCTTAACTACCAGGCTAATAATATTTCTTTGTTAGCTAGTCACTTACTTAAAACGCCTAGGTCTATGGCATTAAGAGTTGCTACAAGTACTGATGATGGTGATCTACTTTTAATACCTAATGATGATGATGGCTCTATGGCTGTTTTCTCTATACTAAGATCTCAAAACGTTGTAGCACCGGCTGAGTTTATAACTGACGGCTCTTTCCTAGATGTGGCTGTAGATGGCTCTGATATTTATACAGTTGTTAAAAGAACTATAAACAGCTCTACAAAATATTATGTTGAAATATTTGATGACCAAAGAACTACAGATTCAAACATACAATACTTTTCCGGTGCAGATGCTCCTGATCAAACCCTACCAACAAATACGACCTGCTCTAGCTTATCACATTTAGAAGCTAAAACTGTTAATGTCATTAGAGATGATTTTGTACTCACAGATAAAACAGTTTCTTCCGGATCGATCACTATTGATGAAGTGCCAACAAGTTATGTAGAGGTAGGACTAGCATATGACGTTGAAGTTGTTACTTTGCCGGCCGAGCCTAAGTTAAGTTCCGGTGTTGTAGTTAGTAGAAAACGTAGAATATTAGAAGCTACAACCCTCGTAGATAGAACCCAAAACCTAGCGGTAAATGGTTTTGAACTCCCCTTTCGATCTCTACCCTACACTTTGGGTTCTGCTCCAACAAGCTTTACCGGAAGAAAACGATTGGCTCCTTTGCTTGGTTACAGCGATACAGCACAGATTACATTTACTCAAACACAGCCTCTATTCGCTACAGTTTTAGCGGTGGAGTACAAATTAAGTACGGGACAATAACATGGCATTTTTAGCACCGGCATTAGCATCTGCATCAGCATTACAAACTGCCAGCATGGCATTCTCTGCCTTTTCAGCAGTTATGAGTATCAAACAAGGAATGGATACAAAAAAAGCTTATAACGCTCAAGCCAGGCAAGCAGAACTTGAAGGAAGAGTAGAAGCTGTAAGAGAAAAAGAAAGAGGTATCCAGGTTCTAGCCAATACAAGAAGAGCTTTAGCTTCAGTTAGTGCAATAGCATCTGCCGGTGGATTAGAGCCAACAATAGGTACGCCTCAAGATATTGGAACCTTTAATGTTCTTAATCCTGGAATAAATGATTTTATCACATCTAAAGATAACGAAGCTTCAGCAATAGCATCTGCTGCTGCAAAAGCTAGGGATTTAAGATACGCTGGCAAGCAAGCAATGACCGGTGCTTTGATAAGTGCTGGGACTTCATTGGCTACAGCTTCAACTAATTTAGCCGGGATAGGTGGCCCTGCACAGCCTAATTATGGATTTACACCTAGCACTATGGGATTACGTTAAAATGGCACCACGCTCTAGATATAGAGGCATACAAAGACAAGTTGGTACCAGGGCTTATCAGGGTGCCTCCGGTGTAGGTATTCGAGAAGCTCAAAGAACTTCTAATATATTAACTAGTGCATTAAACGATATGTCTAATTACTTTGCTAAGAAGGCAGGTGTACAAGCTGAAATAGAAGGTGCTGAGTTTGGTGCAAAAAATCCTATAACTGAAGAACAGTTAAGAGATTCAATAGCAACCGGTGGAGATATACAAGAACAGCTTGGTGATAATAGTACTATTTTTGGTAGATCACAAAGAAAAGCACAGCTATCAATATTAGAAAGTGAGTTAGAATTATCAGCTAAAAGACAAATGTCTTCTATCATATCTAATGCAACTGTAAACAACTTAGATCCAGGCGAAGTAGCAGATCAATTAGATGTAGTAACAAACGAGTTTACAAAGCTTTCTAGTGGCCTTTCTGCTATATCCGGTCAAAGAGTATTCGCATCATTAAACACCGCCTCAGCGGGCAAATATAGCACCTATAATCAAAGTTATGCGACTGCTAGGTTTTCAGAAATAAAAGCTAAGAAGATAGCTATAGTTTCTCATAACTTAGATGCGGTATCTGATGAAGTGTCTAGCATAATAAGTACTGTACAAGACGATGAAGATTTAGGTAAAAAATTACTTTCATACGAGCAAGTTACTAAAACTAAAATATTAGAGAATTTATCAGGTGTAGGAACAAAAGCTACAACCTTCACATCTAATTTTAAAACTGTAGAAGATAATATTTTATTAGCTAAAAACAATTTTATTATAACAAATGCAGTAAGATCAGATAGCGAACTAGCCTTAGTTAAGGCAATAAACTCTAACAATTACAACAAGATAAATCCAAAAGTTGTTAGGGTACTTAAAACTATGGATGCTGATGAAATTACAAAGCTAAAAGAAAGTTTAAGAACAGAGGCAGTAAAGCAAACACAAGATATAGAAAACGAAAACAAAGCTACAATCCTAGCTAATATGGATAAGATATTCGATGCTAATACTAATTTCTATGAGTTTTTAGCTACTGGTGACAAAAAACAGGCACAAGAACAAATAAACATTATAAAACAATACGACATAAAAAAAGCCGAGATTTTACAAGAGAAGTTATCTCAAGGTAAATCAAGTAGATCTGAATCTGATGCTAGTACATTAATAACACTTAATCAGAAAAAAGATGCTGGCACACTAACTTATGAAGATCTAAATAAAAGTACATCTTTGTTAACTACTGAGGATATAATTAAGTTTAATCAAGGAATTGTAGCAAATGAAGATAAAGAGCTTAAATCAGCATTAGTATCCTTATCAGGTTTATTGAATACTGAGTTCCCTGGCTTTACTGCAAAGACTATGGAAACAGTTATTAAGAATGATGGCTACTCTAAACCAAGAGCTATTTATCAAAGGATTAAAGGTAGACTAGAAGATCTTAAAAGGAACGCTGTACAGTCAGGAACTGAGGTTAATTTGGTTTCTGAAATGGAAAACATGGTAGCATCAGTAAGTACAGAAATAACGGAAAAGCTAAAAGCACAAAATCTAGTTTCAGCAAAAAGATCAATAAAAAAGATTAAAGATTTATACGGAAGTAAGTTTCCGGAAGTCAAAGATTTTAATGAAACAGATTTTAATAAAGCTCTACAGTTCTTTAAAGATAATCCAACCTTATTAGATACAAGAAATGGAAGTAATATTAATAATATTATAAGTAAATATATGAGTACTGATTAATGGAAGAATATAATTTATTTGAAGAAATAGAAAAGTCTAATTCCATAAGGCAAACGGGCAGTAATCTTGTTTATAAGTTTGGTGATAAGTCTTCTATAGAAATAGACGATGGCAAGCCTGATCCTAGATATGATAGTGTTACTGATGCTATAACTGGTATTGGTTCTACTATAGCCGGCATAGCTAGTGGTGCAGTAAGTGCTACGGCTGGATTGCCAAGCGATATCGGAGCTTTATTTGTAGGCATAAAAGATGCAGTATCTGCCGAAGATGGTGAAAGAATAGATCAATTTACTAAATCATTTACTGAGTTCTCTAAACAAAATTATGGATCTGAGTTTTTTAAAGAAAAGTTTGATAGTTTTGTAGACAGCTTAAACATAAGTGACCAGTTCAAAGAAGATGCTAAGTCGGGATATAGTGCTGGTGAGTTTGGCGGTGTTGGTGGAGCTGTTACTGCTGGCGGTAAAGCTGGTGTCAAGACTATTAAAAATTTACCTAAGACATTGGAAAATATAGGAACTAATGCACAAAATAGATTAGATGCTAATACTGGCACTACTACTTTG